ACATCCCCGGGCTGGTCACGAGGGAGTGGATCGAGGCGAGGAGGAATGACTGGGGGGAGGACGACCCCCGCTACAGGAACAAGGTCCTGGGCGAGTTCTCCGACACCACGGAGGACCGCGGCATCCCGATGGATTGGATCAGGGCGGCGTTCGCATGAGGGTGCTCGGGGGGGATTACGCGAGGATGGGACCGGACCAGACGGTGTTCTGCCTCGCCGACAACGAGGGATGGTCGGAGCATGTCGTGCACGGGTTCTGGGAGTTCTCCGGGTTGAAGAACCCGCAGCGCGTGCAGAGGACGAGGGACCTTTATGTGTCAGAGCATCCGATGTTCGTGTCGGTGGACGCGGTGGGGATCGGCTCGGGCACGGCGGACGATCTGGAGGCGATCGGGGTCCCGGTGTTCCGGGTGATGGGGGGAGCGGCGGCGTTCAACCCGGACTACTACGATCTGCGTTCGGAACTGTTCTGGATCATGCGGAGGAAGTTCGAGCGCCATATCATGCACATCGTCGCCCAGGGGGTCACGAAGGCGCAGAGGGAGAGGATCATCCGGGAGGTCAGCAGCCTCCGTTATTATACCACGTCGAAGGGGAAGATCAGGTTTGAGTCGAAGGAGGAGTACATCAAGCGGGTCGGGAAGTCCCCCGATTATGCCGACACCCTCTCCTACACCATGGTGACCATGGAGATGTGGGAAGGGGCGATGGGCGACCAGGGCGACATCGAGGTGCTCGCCGGCGATCCCGGCCCGTATCCGAGGAGCACGTGGGGCGGAGGGGGGATCGGGAATCGGGACAACATCCCCGACGACCCGGATAGGGGAGCGTTCGGCGAGGTGTCGATCGTGCGATTCGGAGTCAGGGACGACTACGACGATGAGGATGACGGGTAGGAAGAGGGGTTTGGTGTTAATATAAAATGAGAAGCCTCCGTTGTGGTGGAATAGGTAGACACTAGTGAAAGGCATAAGCGAGTCTAGTGGTGTAAATTTGGGAACACGTCTCCGAAACTATAAACGATTTGCCATCGTAGGAAGTAGGAGGGATACCAGGTTAGAGTCCTGGCGGGACATCCAAAGTGCAAATCCTTGGCAGCGGGGGCATACAAGAGGAGGAATGGCATGAAGCTCGACACTGAGGCGTTGGTGAAAGCGTTGGGGACTCTGGAGGGCATGCAGAAGAAAGTGAATGCCCAGAAAGCGGCTATTTTGGCGATGCTCCCGGTCCGCACGGGTGACGCGGTATTCTATGACGGGAACCCCGGCAAGGTGATTGATAGGAGCGTCATGGGACCGCCGTTCTGGATGAAGGTGTCCGTCATGGTGATTATCGGCGAGAAGGGCAGGGATTTTGATTACGCCGATGTTGACCAGAAGACGCTGCGGTTCCCGTTCGATGATAAGGCGGTAGGGAATTATTCGCCCCGTGACCACAAGGCCGATTGGGACAAGTTGACGTTCTTCCCCCGGAGGGAGGAGGCGGTTGAGGACCCACTTCAACGCCCGGATATGGAGGGATGCTGACTTGGACGCTGTAACAGTGGGTTCGGCGACGATATTCATGGGCGCGTGGCTCGGATTCTGGGGTCTCGTCATCAGCAGGAGCTACAAGGGGCAGTTCGATATCCTCATCCCTGTGGTGGTGTTCCTGGTCCTGGCGGGTATAGTCTGCACCGTGGGCCGGTGGATCGTCCCGGTGGCGTTTCTCAATCTGGTCGTGGGCATCATCCTCGGCACGCTGTTCATCCCCACGTGGAAGGACAACAAGGAGAGGAACGACAAGCCGGGCCAGCTGATGGCGGTGCTCATGATGGGGGTGCCGGGCGCGGTCGGACTGGGAAGCGCGGTGCCGGCGCTGATGACGATATTGGGAGGGTGAACGATGAGAACACGCAAAGAAATCGTTGACGGAGTGAGGAGCGTGAGGGTGGGCACGGAGGACGACTTCGCGCCGGATGCTCCGCAACAGCCACCCCCGTGGGTTATGCCCCAGGCGCGCGATCCGATGCTGCGGACGCAGGCCGCGATCGACTACGCGCTGCTGGAGGTCATGCTCGACTGCAGGGGCCTGCTCCAGAGGATATTGAACAGGCTTCCGAAAAAAGAGGTGAAGTGACTTGACGAGACAGACCCCGGCCGTGGTCACGGTCGGTGACATACTGGAGGGCAGGCTCCCGTTCAGGCGCGGGAAGTACGGCACGATCCTGACGATCGACCAGGGAAGCTGGGAATATGCGAAGGGGAAGCGGTGGAAGAAGCCGGAGAAGCGCCTGGACCGCTACGAGATGGGGTACGAGTATTACTTGGAGCACCAGTTCGCCCGTCCGGTCACCAACCTGACCGCGAGCGCGGTCTTCGGCAAGGGCGTCCACTTGGTCGGGGAGAACGACCACGTGGACTTCGCCCGGCCCATCATCGACCAGTTGGACCATTTCATGGTGGGCATCGAGAGCAGTATCTACGGGGACAATTTCATCCGCATCTTCGACGCTCCCCCGGACAGCGGCCGTCCGGTCGACGTCGCGCTCATCCCCCCGGTGACGATCGCGGACAAGATCACCGCGGATGGGAACGCGATGGAGCCGACGGCGTACGTCCAGAAGTTCAGCAACGAGCAGAAGGGCGAGTCGATCCCGGCCTCCGACATGGTGCACGCGATGGTCAACGCGGTCTCGAACTCGCTGTTCGGCAACAGCGACCATTTGCACTTGTTCTACTGGTACGACCTCTACGATTCGATGACGGAGGAGGCGGACAAGCGCCGGCTTTTCGCCTCCCAACCCATCGGGAAATTCACGGGCGTGAACATGCGCTACCGGACGCAGCTGAAGACGCGGATCAACAAGGTCGCGCGCGACAAGGACCAGAAGACGGGCCTGCGCCGGAGCCTGCCGCCCGGGACGCAGCTCATCCTCCCCCCGGGGGCCGACTACGTGTTCGCGGAGCCGAGGGGGGCCTTCGACCTGGAATCGATGCTGAACCGGATCGCGCTCATCATCGCCATGGCGGCGGAGGTGCCGATCCACTGGCTGAACCTGGGGAAGGACGTGAACCGCGCCACCAGCACTAACATGACGTTCCCGTTCATCAAGAAGATCCAGCGCCGTCAGGAGATATTCTCGCGCAAGTACGAGGAACTGCTGCGCAAGTCGTTCGCCCGGCTGAAGGCGCAGCGCGAGAAGGGGGAGAAGTTCCGGAGGCTGCCGAGCGCGAGGATCCTCGCGGCGGACGAACTGGACGTGCGCGTGGAGTTCCCGCCCATTTTCGACTACGAGCTGGAGGACGTGGAGCGGGCGCTAAAGTCGGTCACGCTCCTGTACCAGCAGGGACTGGTGAGCCACAAGACGGCGGTGGACACGGTGTGCAAATACCTCGGGCTCGACGTGGAGGAGGAGGAGCGATTGTTGGATGAGGAGCGGGAGAAGGCGGAGACCGCGGAACAGGAGTACAGTCCGGTCGACCGTCTGGTCCAGGAGATCGGGAGCATGGTGAGCGACGGCGACATCGACCGGGACACGGCGAACCGGATGATCGAGAAGTTGACGAAGGCGTGAGGGCTAAATGGCCGACATCACCGGCGCGATAGCGCGTGCCACCGACAAGGCGGTCAACGAGTACGGTCGCTATACGGAGCAGCAGATCGGGAAGCTCACCCGCCATTACCGCGAGGCGCAGAAGCAGGTGCTCGCGAGGGTGCGCGAGTTCAAGGGGGACCTGGGGGGAGCGGAGCGCGTCGCCTCCGTGCAGCATTTCGAGGCCATCGAGCGGGAGATCGCAATGGAGATGGGCGTGCTCCAGCGGCGCACGCAGGCGCAGCTCAGGGAGATGATGGGCGGCGCGGGCGAGCACGGAGTCAGGGCGGGTGAGCAGCAGCTCTCCGCGCTCCTGGCGAATATCAAGACCGATCTCTCGCCCTCCTATTCCCTCATCAACCGGGACGCCATCGAGGTCTACACCAACTACGCGCTCCAACTCACCGACGCCGACACGATCCAGGCGCTCCGCCAGATCCAGGGGAGGCTCCGCCTGGGGCTGATCCAGGGCGACACCATCGGGAAACTCACCACGGACATCCGCCAGATGATCGGAGCGGAGTTCCGCAAGCCCAACAGGGCGCTCACCTACAAGGCCGAGAGGATCGCGCGGACCGAGATGGCGCGGGCGTACCAGACGGGGCACCATGCGTACGGGAAGAGCGTGGATTGGATCATCGGGGAGAGATACCTGACCAACCCGATCGGTCCCTGGCCATGCCCCGAGTGCGCCGAGCTGGACGGGCACGAGTACTATTTCTCGCGCGGGGAGGCGGCCCCGATTCCGAAGCATCCCCAATGCCGCTGCTACTCCACCCATATTTTCCGCCAGGACATCTTTACCAAGGAGGAGTTGGAGCAGATTCGCCAGCAGGCCGGGGTCTTCGCCCCGGTGCGCGGAGCGGTCGCGCCTCCGAGAAGAGGGCATTTGCCGATTCATGGAAGGGAGGAAGGGGTTGCTAGGATAATGGCCGACGCAAAGGCGGCTGGCGTTAATTTGACGCAGAAAGGGGCGGAGAACATGTTCGATGCGATATATTCGTACACGAGCATGGCTTATGAACCGATTCGACATTATCAGCAATTCGGTTTTCAGGCAGTAGTCGATCATTGGTCGAAAGGAATTGCCACTACTGCCAGAAAGTATGCTAATGCGATTGAAAAATATCTTCGATTTGCCCCTAAGTTCAACGGGAAAATCATGCGTGCCGTACCTAGTAAGGCGCTTTACGGAGAATTTTCGAAAGCTTCTGCCGTTGGCAAGACCGTGGACATGAGGGGTTTGGCATCGTGGACGAGCGAGGCTGACCAGTTGTGGGGATTTTCTGACGCGGCCACGAGGACGAACGTATTTTTTGAGCTTACCCAAACGGGAAGGGGCAGTTCTGTCATGCACATGTCGCATATTTCCGATGAGATGGAGGTATTAGTTTCGTCTAAAGCGAAATATAGGATCGTGAAGACCGCGTCAAGGGTCGTGAAAAATCAGAATACCGGCAAAAACATCGAAGCACTTTTTGTCACCGTAGAGGAGATATAAATGAGGAAGAAAAGAACAAAGAAAGATATCGAGGCCAGGATCAGGAGCAATGCGATTATTGACGTGTGGGACAAGTACGGCCGCAAGGTCATCGAGGACGGGAAGGCGGTGAAGGTGCGGAGGAAGGCGTGACCTCGCACTTGCTGCAATGCCCGCGCTGCGGCCACATATCCGTGGCGCAGGACGGGGCCCTGATGGTCATGGCGCTCTGCCCATATTGCGCCTACGGCGAGGTCATGGAAAAGTACAGGGAGGACGGGGTCGCGGTTGAGATCGAGGTTCCGGTCATCGGCCGTCAGGACATGCTCGCGAATTTCCTGATGATGGGGGTGCTGGATGGACAAGGAAGAGCTGAGGGGGAAGGTGGTCGGGAAGATGATGGAGTACAGGGGGTTGCTGAACAAGCGCTACACGGCGGCGAACTACGTGGACATCGACCGGGCGGGCCCGGCGCTCGCGGACGAGATCATCGACCTCGTGCTCGGCTCCGGCCAACGGGAGAAGGAGATACTGGAGGGGAACCGTCCGATGGCCTACGGTGACGGGACGTGACCGCGATCCCCATCCCCCACGGGCAGGTCCTCGTGCATGAGCGGGACGGCGTGGCGCACGTGGAGATACGGCCGGGGT